CGTCACCCCCGACAACGCCACGAATTTCCCATCTGCCAGCGATGTCCGAAGCGGCACAGCCTACGGCATCGGAGGAGTCGTCAGCGGAACCTGTATCGTCCCGTCCCCAGCGCAGGTTGCGGCTGGGACTCCCGTGGATAACACTGTCGGAACGCTGGCCTCTGCTACCGCTGGCGAAATCGCCACGGCTGTGAGATCCGAGCTTTCCGTCGAGTTGGGGCGTCTGGATGCCTCCATCTCGTCGCGCCTCGCACCAAGCGGCACCCTCGCCACCGTTACCAACCTCACTAACGCCCCCGCATCTGTCACGCCGAGCGACATCTGGAGTCATGCTACACGCACAATCACGGGCGGCACGGTCACAACTCTGACCAACGCGCCAACCGTCCCAAGCGCCGCTTCAATCCGCGCCGAGATCGACAGCAACAGCACGCAGCTCGCAGCCATCAAGGCAAAGACAGACCTCCTCCCCGCCTCGCCAGCAGCGACCGGCGACATCCCTTCGGCCAACATTTCGGCCATCAAGGCTAAGACGGACCTCCTCGAAACCACCCGTTTGGCGCAATGCTCGACGGTCTCGACCACCGGAGCCCAGCTCGCTGCCGCCCTCAGCTAATGGACACCCACCAAGCCACCGCCTCCTTCACCGGCCTGCTTGCTACGGCAACAGGCCTCACGGTCTCCATGCTCCCCGAGCTGGAGGCGTGGCTTCGTATCGCGTCCTTGCTCATCGGCTGTGCCGTCGGCCTCGCCTCCCTCTACGCCATCCTCAAAAACAGAAAACACCCCCATGAATAACATACTTGCCCGTCTCAAAGAACCCTCGACATTTCGCGGCCTCGCCATCCTCGCCGGTCTCGTCGGTGTAACTATCGACCCCGCCCAAGTCAACGCCATCGCCGCCGCTGTGGCAGCCGTCCTCGGACTGATCGAAGTTTTCCGCAAAGAGAAATGATCCACCCCGCCCAGATCGTCACCGGCCTTCTCGCCACTGCCTTTGCCGTAGGAGCCCTCCTGCTCCTCGGTGGGTGCGCCAGCATGGGCTCGCCCCAAGTCTGTCTCAAGACCGACTACGGCACCTTCTGCTATCAGCTCCCCGAGCTTCCCAATCCGTCCTCCAGCAAATGACCTTCGACGAGCGAACTGAGCGCAACATCTCGACGCTGCACCCAGCCGCCCAGCCGAAAGCGCGAGAGTTCATGCGGCTCGCGCTCGACCTCGCAACCGCTCACGGCGTGGCGGTCCGCATCATCTCCGGTCTGCGCAGCTACGCCGAACAGGATGCGCTCTACGCCAAAGGCCGCACGGCCAAAGGCCCGAAAGTCACCAACGCCCGCGCTGGCTTTTCCAACCACAACTTCGGCACCGCCTGGGACATCGGCCTCTTCAAGGGCAAGACCTACCTCACCGACTCACCCATCTACACCGAGATCGGCCAAGCCGCCCTCAGCCTCGGCCTCACATGGGGAGGGGATTTCAAAAGTTTCAAAGACACACCGCACTACGAAGTGCCAACCGGCCTCACCCTCGCCCAAATGCGCGAGCGCGTCGCCGCAGGGAAGGACATATTCGCATGAGCCGCCTGCGCAAACCCAAAACCTCCCCACCGAAAGACCGCGAAGCCGTCATGCTCCAAGTCCGTGACCTCCTGGCCGAGCATTTCGATGTCGGCCTCTGCATCGTGAGTTGGGAAGCGGAGGGCGAGACTTTCTACATGGATCTAAAATTCGGCAACGACTACGCAGCGAAATCTCTCTGCCGCGAAGCCGAAGACATGCTGTGGCCCTACGATCCCGACGAGGAGGACGACGACGAATGAAAACCAACAAACTGCAAAACATCGTTCACGCAAGCCAAGTCACCGCCGCACAGAACGAAGCCGCACAAGCCCGCTCCCAGCTCGAAGCCGAGCGCCGCGCTCACGCCGAGACGATCAAAGCTCTGGAGCGTTCGCGTTTCACCAAAGCCCCTCGCAAGGTCACGCCAGCCACATCGAAGGCCGGAACCGGCGACATCATCGAAGTCATTTTCTCCGATGTCCACGGCAACAAGCACGACCCCGCCGCGATGGCTGCTTTCCTCGGCGATCTCAAATCCCTTAATCCCGACCGCCTCATCATCGGCGGCGATTACATCGACTGCGGCGGCTTCCTCGCCGAGCACCACACGCTCGGCTATGTCGCCGAGACCGAAGATTCCTACGAAGACGACATCGCCGTTGCCAACAGCCTCCTCGACCAAATCCTCGCCGCCGCCTCACCCTCCGAAGTGCATTACATCGAAGGCAACCACGAATGGCGCGTCGAGCGCTGGGCGCTCACCCAACGCCTCGCTCACCACAAAGACACCGACCTGCTTCGCCGCACCTTCTGCCCCGAGCATGTCCTCCGGCTCAAAGACCGAGGCATCCGCTACTACCACCAAGGCAAAACCCACGGCGACTGCGACACGCCAGGGTGGGTCAAAATCGACAAGGCTTTTTTCGTTCACAAGATCAGCAACGCCCGCGACGCCGCCGGACAAGCCATGGCCAAGGCCGCTGCAAACATCGTTTTCTTCGACACTCACCGCGCCGCCTACAAGCCCATGCACCTCCCCGGCGTCGGCCTCATTTCCGCATGGAACCCCGGCTGCCTGTGCAAACGCCAGCCCCTTTACGCCAACACCCGCCCCACCGAGTGGACGCACGGCTACCTCGTCCGATTCATCAGCAAAAAGACCGGCAACTTCCAGATGGTGAATGTCACCATCAACGAAGGCACCAGCTACGCCTCCCTGCTTTTGAAACCCAAGTCCACATGAACAAACTCGCCGCCATCGCCCTCAAGCACAAAGCCCTCAAATACGGCATCCCCCCGAACCAAGGCTGGATTACACGACAGCAAGCCGCCCGCCAGCTTGGCCAGCCCGAGCGAAATGTCCACGACCTCCTGCGCGACGCCATCGAGGCCCGCGACATTGAGACCAAAAAATTCAGCGATTGGGACGCCGCCACCATGCGCCCCGTGCAAGTCACCTGCTACCGCATCATCGAGCCCGGCACCCCCAAGCCCGCCAAATCCTCGCCCCAAGCCATCGCAGGCATTCCGGCCCATTTGCTCGACCGGGTGCAAGCCGTCCTTGGCCGCCATCGCGGTAAGACCCCCAGCCAACTTGCAGACCTGATGCGATTCAAAGGCGAGCCGCGCATTAGCGCCAAAGCCATCCGCAGCCTCCTTGACAAGCCTCCGCAGAATAGAAAATAGATGCCCGACGACCAAACCATAGTCGAAGGCGATGCCGGATTTATTGGCATGGCCTCCCGCCTCAACCCGCTGCAACTCCAGCCGGGCATAGTCCAATACGCCGAAAACATGCGATTGGATCGTGGCGTGGCGCAGACTCGCAAAGGGGCCAAGCGGGTGGCTAATGAAATCTCGTTGCCGGGAGATTTTCAGTTTGTCCGCTCCACGGGAGCATCGATGACGCTCGCCGCAGACCGATCCATCACAATCACCCGCAGTGGCACGACGGCCACCGCCACCATTGCCTCTGGGCATGGTTACGCGGCCAATGATCTCCTCAACATCCAAGGCGCGACTCCCGACGATTACAACGGCGATTGGTATATCACCAATGTCACCGCCACCTCGTTCCAATTTACATTGCCTGCGGACCCTGGAGTAAATGCCGGCGGCTCGATCTTTGCCAACAAGGGGCCAATCATCAAGCAGGTCTATGAGGGCGGCATCTTTGCCAGCGGCCTTTACTCCTCGCCGCGATTGGACAATGCCAGTGAATACATCGTCCTGGCTGGCCCAAGCTCGGCTTTTCTGTGGAAACAAAATGGCAGTGTCATTTCCAAAAGCTACCCAACAACAGACACCATTCTTTCGACAGATGATGTCTCGATCCTGCAAGCCTTCGACAAACTCTACATCTTGCGCGACCGGGCGGAGCCAAAGATTCGCATCAGCGGCATCACGCAGACCGGCGGCACGCTGAATACCCTGCGCGACATCTGGCTTTTCAGCACGACCAGCATGATTGCGGTGGGCGACCTCGGGACGATTCTTTCCTACAATGGCAAAATCTGGGCTGCGCAAGTGACCGGAACCGACGAAGGTATCAATGCCATCTGGGCGGCCAACGCGACGAATGCTTGGGCGGTCGGAAACAATGGGACGATCTTGAGATGGAACGGCGCGTCTTGGACTGCGCAGACCAGCGACACGACAGAAAACCTCTTAGCCGTGTGGGGCACCAGCGCCTCGCATGTCGTCGCGGTAGGGACTAACGGGACGATCTTGATTTACAATGGCACCTCTTGGTCTCCGCAGACGAGCAACACCGCCTCGACTCTGCGTGGCGTGTGGGGAACGGCGGCCAATAATGTTTACGCGGTGGGCGACACCGGCACCATCCTGCGCTGGAACGGCACGGCATGGGCAACGCTCACCAGCGGCACGACCGATTCCCTTAATGCCGTGTGGGGCACGGGTAGCACAAACATCTACGCGGTGGGAGCCTCGGGGCGCATCGTGCGTTCGACCAATGGCACGGCATGGACCGCCCTGACCAGCGGCGTCACCGACACGCTCAACGCCGTATGGGGCTCTGGCACGACTAACATTTTTGCGGTGGGAAATGGAGGCCGGTTGCTGCGCTCGACCGATGGCACGACATGGACCGCCTTAACCTCCAACACAACGGGCGACCTCTATGGCGTGCGAGGCAGCGCCTCCACCAACCTCGCCGCTGTGGGCTCTGCGGGAACGATCCTCCTCAGCACGAACAGCACGCTCTGGACTGCCGTGGTGCGTGGGGTAGCCACGGCTACCAGCTCCGCGCCGCATGGCTACAAGGTCAACGAGGCGGTGCGAATCACCGGCGTGGTCGATCCGGCCACATTGCCGGAGGGCGTCACGACCTCCGAGGCTTACAATGGCGAGTTCATCATCCGCTCATCAACATCGACCACCTTTACCTACTCGGTGCCGGGCACCACTTTTGCCTTGGCGGCGGGAGCGATGTTCAGCCAGCGCGTGCAGCCGTCCCTGGTGTGGGATGGCGACCCTGACACCAATTTCACCCGCGTGAACATCGGCACGCTGGCCTCGCTCAATTCGCTTTCATTTATCGGTATGCCCTCGACGGCGATTGCGACCTACTTTAATAATCAAGTGGTGGTGGCGCGTGGCCGCGACGAGATTTTGGTTTCGGATGTTTTTGATGGCGAGACCTACGACGCCATCCTCAAGACCTTTCGAGCCAATGCGGGGTCGAACGATTACATCGTGGCGATCCACGCATTCGCCGAGCAGCAGCTTCTTATTTTCTGCCGCAACTCAATTTACCTGGCGACCGCTGCTTTGGATGTTTCGGGCAACATCGATCCGGTCAACAGCTCGCTCACGCTGCTCACCAACGAAGTCGGCTGCGCGGCCCGCCGGTCGGTGGTTACTGCCGGAACTGCGGTTTTTTTCCTCAGCGACCGGGGCGTTTTTCGGCTCGATAGCCAGTTTGACCTCAAACTGCGCGGCAATACCAAACCACTCTCGGACGAGATCAGCGACCAGATCGCTAAGATTAACATCAACGCCATCTCAAAATCCTGCGCGGCGTATTACGACAACCGTTTGTATGTCGCCGTGCCGCTCATGGGCGACGACAAGCCGGTGACTTCGCTCATCCGCCCAAATCTGGCGGCCAATACCGCCCGTGCCACGGTGGCCAAGCATGGTTACCAAGCCGGGCAATTCATCACCATCAGCGGGGCGGTGCAGGATGCCTACAATGGCACCTGGGCGATCAACAGAGTGGAGCAAAACACTTTTCAGTTTACCGTGCAAAACCTGCCGGATTCCCCGGCCACCGGCACGATCTTTGCTAATCGCGGAGCCACCGCGCCGACGACGGTCTTTATTTATAACATGCTCAACCAGCAGTGGGAAAGCAAGGACACATACAATTTTCCTATCGACGGGTTCATTGTCGCCACCTTCGGCAAGGAGCGCCGCCTTTTTGCCAACTCCGTCAATGGACGCCTCTACCTGCTCGATGAAAGCGCCGATGGCTACGACGACACCCAGACCGCCGATGACCAATTCGAGTATGTCGAAGGCACTCTGCTGACTCGCCGCTACACTTTTGGCACTCCCAGCCCTAAGCGCATCCACCGCCTGCAAGCCAATGTCCTGATTACCACGGACCATGACGATATGGCGTTCGACGCCATCACGCTCGACCCAGACACCGACGAGCAAGCCTTGGCATTGAGCGAACCTGAATACCAAGGGCCGGAGGATTATTCGTTGAAAGCCTCGGTGCGTCTCCGCGCCTCTGGATTTGAAGCCCGCTACCGCACGATCCGAGGCCGCCCGACTCTCCGCCAAATCACCGCTGACGCCCAACTCTCCCCAAGCGCAATGCGCACCCACACCATCAAATAACCATGGCCACAATCACTAAAGGTAAAATTTTTACAACAAACGAAGTCGTCACTCCGACCAAGCTCAACGATCTGGTCGATAAAGCAACGATCAAAGATATAGTCAATGCGGACATCTCGACCTCCGCTGCCATTGCCGACACAAAACTCGCCACCATCTCCACCGCTGGCAAGGTCAGCGGCACAGCGATCACCAGCGGGAATATTGTTACCTCAGGGAACATTACCACTACCGGCACACTTACGGCGGGGACTTTAAGTTTTTCAAACCAACTTGTTCCGGTTGGTGCTGTCCTTCCGTTTGTTATGACAACCGCCCCATTCGGATGGCTTCCCGCTAATGGACAGACCATCGGAAGCGCAGCCAGTGGTGCAAATTTTGCAAACGATATTTATTCTGCGTTGTATTCGGTGCTGTGGTTAAATTGGGTCAACTCACTCCTGCCAATCCTGACCAGCGCCGGATTGGCGTCTACTCGTGGCACATCCGCCTCTGCCGATTTTGCCGCAGGCAAACGCCTGCCACTCCCCGACCTGCGCGGCATTTTTGTGCGCGGCAGCGGATTGCAGGAGATTGGTGAGACAACATACACTGGAACCTTTGGAGCCAAACAAGCTCAGTCTTCATTAACCGCAACGCTTACAACAACCCTAGATAAATATGCTACAGATGCGTATAATGTTGATGAGACTAAAGACGATGCACTGAAATCTGCAACACTTACGACAAATTTTGCAACGGTCGAAATCCGCCCCGCCAACATTGCCCTACTGTATTGCATCAAAGCCTAATGCTCCCCTGGGAACGCGCCCGCAACTGGCATGACGAACACACCACCGAACCCTTCGAGTCCCTCCTCGCCTGGCACATGGCCCACGGCCTCGTTTTCAATACCCCGCAAGTCTTCCTCCTCGCCCACGAAGTCCACTACTCCCCAGAAACTAACACCATGACCTACGACCTCCCCTCAAACGCCTGGTTCGTCGAGTTGGCCGCCTCGGTCGGCCACGCGAACCCCGTCCGCGAATTTCTCCGCGTCGCCACGCACCCCCAAGAGTGGGCCTGCTGGCACCGCCGCAATTCCTTCCAACCCCACGCCTACCCATGGGCCAAACTCGCCCGCCGCGTGGGCCTCGTTGAAGGGAGGGTGTCCTAATGGGCGGCGGGGGCAGCAAGCCCAAGAAAGAAACGCCGCCACCACAGGCGCAGCCTATTGACTACGGCAAGCTCATGGCAGAATCCAGCGTCGCCGCCAAAGAGCAATACCGTGACCAACTCAAAGCCCAAATTGAAGCGTATCCTAAGCAAGAAGCCCTCCAGCTTGGCACTATTTCAAATATAGCGTCGAACCTGCGAGCTGAGGGCGGTGTAGTGACCCGCTACAAGGTGGATGAAAAAGGCAACATCACAGGCTCTGAGACCGTCGGCACCGCCGCGCCAAACCTTTACACAAAACGCGCCACCGACCAACTCATCGCCGCAGGGCAGCAAGCAGACGACCTTCAATCCGTCGCCGACTACACAGACCAGCTCGGCTATGCCGCTGCCGGAGACCTGCAAGGCACAGACATCGAGCGAGAGCTACAACGCCAAGCCTCCAACGAGCTTGCTCTAGGCCGCAGCCTCAGCCCCGAGCAGGAGCGCCAAGCCACCCAGCAAGCCCGCGCTGGCATGGCAGCCCGTGGCCTCGGCGCAGGCACAGGAGCCCTCGCCGCCGAAATCCTCAACCGAGAAGCCTACGCCAGCCAGCGCGAGGCCGACCGCCGTAACTTCGCAGGCTCAACCAACCAAATGCTCGTCAGCAATCGGCAAAACCGCCTCGGCCTCGTAGGAAATATCCTCGGGCAAAGCGCCAACACCCGCCTCGCCCAAGCCAACCTCCGCACCGGCCTCGCTGGAGCCAACATTACCGTCGACCCCTACGCTCGCGCCCTCGCTCCCGGCGCTGGCATGGGCTCAAGCACCCTCGGCCAAAGCGGCCAGATGATCGGTAACACCTACAACAATGCCACCCAGATGGCCGGAAATGTCGCCTCCTTCAATGCCAACATGATCGACACCCGCTACAACAGCTTCATGAACAATCAAGCCGCCCTCCAAGGCGCTTATTTACAAGCCGGAGCCTCCCGCGATGCCGGAATGATGGGCATGTTGGGCAGCCTCGGGGGCGGAGGAATGGCCGCCGCTGGATCAATAGGCGGGGCCATGATTCTCGGCGGAGCTATTTAATCTCCATGCACGAACTCATTCGCCAAACCACGGCCAAAATCGAAGCCTGGCTTTCTCAGGTCAACAACCCCGCCGTGCTCTGGAGTGGGGGCAAAGACTCCACCGCCATGCTCCACCTCCTTTTTTTCAAGGTAGGGGCAAAGCTGCCCGTCATCCAATGGCGCGAACCCCGCCACCGCCACCGCTACGCCCACAGCGACTTCCTCGCCCGCGAGTGGGACCTGGAGATGCACGACTACACCCCCTACGCATACGGCATCCAAGACGGCTACGACATCGAGACCGGAGCCCCGCGATTCGATTTCGTCAAAGCCTACGAGATGGCCCCTCACAAAGTCCTGCTCCTCTTTTTAGGCACCGAGCCCCCCACACCTTTTGACATCGAAACAAACCGCTACCTCTGCGGACTCGATGCTCTGCAACGCCCCACCGGTCGGTTTAACTTCCCGTGGGATGCCGTCTTTCATGGCCAGAAAAGCGCCGATGTCGATCTCATCAAAGGCCAAGTCCCCCTCGCGCAAGATGTCGTCCGCCCCGACGACGCCCCTTGGCAATTCTACCCCATGCGCGAGTGGACCGATGCCGATGTCTGGTCCTACCTCGAAGCCGAAGGCGTCCCCAACGACCCGACCCGCTACCAGAAAATCCACAACACCTGGCAGCACAATCCCGACAAATCCTCCAACGCCGACTACTACCCCGTCTGCTTCAACTGCGTGAACCGCCACGCCGGACCCGTCGTCCACTGCCCCAAGCTCCGCGCCTCCACCAACAACATCTCCCACCTCGCCCCCTACATCGACTTCTCCAGCGCCACCCAAGGATTTCAGCCCACATGGAACAATACGATTGTCAACGGTGTGGCGCATGTTGCAGCCACAAGTGGAGTTGGCCCGTGCTCCGGCGCGACCGCTCCGACGCCACCGGCATCCCTGCCGAATACCTCCGCACCGACTACCCTCTGCTCAAAACCTCACCCTGCGCACGCTGCATCGCCCTCCGTGGCGCGGTGGGCCGAGGAGTCGCCTGCGCAATATACGAATCACGCCCATCCGCCTGCCGGTCCTTCCAGCCCGGTAGCCCTCTCTGCTTAGAAGCCCGCCAATCCCAAAACCTCCCAACCCCCTAAACGCCCATGTTCGCCTACAACCCCCAAGTCAACGACCGCTCCGGCGAAATCCTCGGAGCATCCCAAGCCAACGCCGCCAACACCCGCGCCCAAGGAATGCAATTTTTCGGCCAATCCATCGGCGAAGGCCTAGAATCTATGGGGTCCAGCATTGCGGAAGTTATTACCAAGAAACAGGAAGACGCCAGCAAAGCCACCAGCATTGGCGAAGCCCTTAATACCATGCAGTCCACCCTGCCTACTTACGGAGCCGAAGGAGTAGCCCTGCAACAAATCATCACCAAGCGAATGGCCGATGCTGGAAATAACCTCGATAAAATGTCCGGCATTTACATGGCCTCCGTGCCCGCGATGGAAAACCTCCGCAGCCGATTCATTCAAAACAATCAATACACCCAAGCCTTCAATCTCGCCAAACAGAAAGCCGCTCTCGGCATCGGTGGCGGCGGCGGGTCTTCGCCCATGTTTAGCGTCGATGTGGCAGATGGCGTTGACATCTATCAGTAAAATCTTTCCATGGCCTCCCCCGCACAAAACGCTTTTGTAAATTCCGTGCCGCTTCCACGGCAGGCCAATCTCGACAACGACCAAGTTGTGCCGCTCCCGGTGAACCCCTCTGCCGACGCTGATCCAAATAACATCATGCCCTTATCGGCAGCGTTTGATGCCGTCGATCCGGCCACCCAGCAACAACCGGTGGGCCAAGCCCTCGATGCCGTGGCGGGTCAAGACGACGAGCCTTTCGATGCCGTCGCCGCCCGACTCGCCCAGGGAGCCAGCCTCCGCATTACCAGCAAGGAACAATGGGCCGCCCTCTCGCCGCATGAGAAGGAAGTCATTCGCGCTGCCAAAGCCTCGGGCGGTCGCCTCCGCGCCAGCGATGCCCTCCGCATTTACCAAGCCAGCGTGAAGCAAGCCCGCGCTTCGCAAGTTCAGACCGTAGCCCTGCCCGATGGCCGCACGGTGTATTTTGCAAATGGCCAGCGAATTGAAGCAGATAAACAACCGGAGCCTGTGAAGAAGGAAATCAAGCAAGCCGAGGATGGCACCATGGTTATGATCGACCCGCTCACGGGCCGCAGCTTCCCGGCATATTATGAAAACAGCGGGGAAGCCGTTCGCGGCCCCGCGAAACTTTCCGCTACGCAAGAGGACAACATCAAACGCCTCCAGCTCCAGAGTGAAAATGTCGGCGCTCGCCTCACGGATCTCACTCGTTTTACCGAGGCGGAATCTGTGGCCTACAACGACGAGACCGGCACCTATGAGCCTGCCGGGTGGCTCGGCGGAACCAAGGTGGCTTCCCTCCGCAAGCAACTGGAAAGCGAGAAATCTGATTTCGACAAACGCATCGAAGTCGCCATCCGCCCCGTGAACCGCTCCTCCAAATCCTCCCCCGCGCCCGCTGCCACGCCAGCGCCGACGCCTGCCACCCGCTCCGCCGCCCCTTCACAAACTCCCCGCCCGAACCCCATGCCCACGCCTGAGAAATTCCAAGTCGGCAAACGCTACCGCGATGCCGCTGGCAATGTAAAAACCTACCGTGGCAACGATGCTTGGAAATGAGTTTCGATCCCTCCACCGCCGTTCTCATCGAGGACGAACCGGCTGATTTCGATGCCGCCTCTGCCGTGCCGGCGGAGGAGGAACCGATGGGATTCGATCCCACCACCGCCGTTCTTGTCGAGGACGAGCCCGCCTTGCCCGCTGCCACGCCTTCGCCATTGCCCGCACCGAATCCCGAACTCGATGCCGCCCGCGATGCCGGGATGCGCGAGGATCAACTTATCCGCGAAGAGGGGATTTTCCCCGAGGGCAGCCAATCTTGGAAAGTCCTCGAAGGCCGCATCTACATCGACCCCGCTCGCTACAACTCCGCCGTCGAGAATCTGTGGTCCGCCGGGGTGATCGACTCCGACTCCTACACCCAGCTCCAGAAAGGCACCGTGGATCAATGGGACGAAGCCACCCGCACCGTGATCCCCTCGGTGGAGAAAGCCACCGCCGCCCGCCGCGACTTGGAGCGCCGCGCCGGAGCTTTCCCCGAAGCCAAAGCCGCCGCCTCCGGCTTGCTCAAAGGAGCCATGCAAACCGGAGCCGCCATCGTGGGAGGGGGAGCCGCCGCCACAGCCACCGGCTTTACTGGACCGGGGGCCATCGCCGTTGGCATTGGCGCAGGCACCGCCGCCGCGCTCGGCACCGGAGCCGCCTACGACAAGCTCCTCGAACTTTCCTCCAAGGAAAGCGACCTGCTCGATAGCTTCTACGCCGCGAACCAACTCAAGCCCGGCTACAACACCGGCGGCCAGCTCGTCTCGATCCTCGCCCCCACGCCCGTTTCCATCTCCCGCCTGGCGAATGCCGCCAATCTCATCCAAGCCGAGAAAGGCAGCGCCGCCGCCGCCAAGTTTGTCACCGGAGCCTTCGGCGCAGGCGCAGGCATCGGCGTGGCTACCGACGCCACGATCCAAGTCGGCAACCTCGGCCTCGATAAACTCCTGCACCAAGACATCAGCAAGGAAGTGGCGATGGAGCATTTCCGCCAGACCGGCGAACAACTCGCCCCCCGCCCGCAATACAACCCCGCCAGCACCGGCATCTCCGCCATCTTCGGCGGCCTCGGCGCGGGCCTCGGGGTAAAGGCTCGCAATAAAACCTACGCCCCCGAGGAATTGGTCACACTTGAATCCCAGGTCAAAACCGGACGCGCCACCCGCCAAGAGGCCGAGGACTACCGAGTCATGCGCCAAGCCGTGGATACCCTCCGCGCCGATGAACGCCTCCTCGATGCCCAAGCCATCCGCCGCGCCACCGTGGACGCCGCAGGCTTCCGCTTCCTCGATACCACCGAGATCATCAACCCCCGCTTCCAGCAATCCGCCTTGGCCGATGCAGGATTCGCTCCTCCCGCAGGCCAGCCCGCCTTGGCCTACGCCGCCGAGAATCCCCAAGCCGCCGTGCCGCTTTCTGGAAGCCCTGCCGCCTACACCGGCCAAGCCTTCCTCAACCGAGGCGGCCCCGCGCCAGCTTTCCAAGGCGGCACCAACGCCCTGCCCGGCCCCGAGGGCGTGCCTGCTTTACCAGGACCCGCTGCCGAGCCGTCGAACATCATCCCCTTCGACCCCACCACCGCCACGCTGGTTGACGACATTCCCCCAACCGCCTCTGCTCCCGCAGCAAGCGCACCAACAGCGCCTGAACTGACAGGCTCACCCGAAGTGATCGCCGGGGAGGGGGCCACCACTCCGCCGCCCGCCAAGCCCAAGCGCCAGTTCCCCCGCATCTCCTACGATCCCGGCCCATTTCCTATCCTTTCCGCGCTTCAAGAAAGCCCGATGCGCCCGAGCAAAAGCGGCACGGCGGGCGGAGAAAATGATTTTTGGAACGAAATCCGCCGCACCGGCAGGCACTTCGCCGAGACCCACCGCTCGACAGGCCAACCCTACGATGTCCGCGCCCAAGAACTCTTCGAGCAAGGTTTATTGCCCGACCCCTCGCCGGATACTTTGTTCAACGCCTACATGGCGGAGGTCAATAGCTACCGTCAAATCAAGGATGGCGACCCCACCGAGGCCGAGCAAAATAAAATCCAAAAGCAATACGACACCTTCACTAAACAAGCCCTCGACCCCTCGAAGACCAAGAAATCCAACCTGCAACCGGTCACAACCAGCGACCTCAAGATCGGCGACCGCGTGAAGATCGCAGACGAATGGCTCAATGTGAAAGCCATCGACCCCGAGACCTTCACCATTTCCCTGGAAGACGGCGCAAAGTTTGGCCTCCAGAAAGTGGAAGACGGCACGCAAATGTGGGTGCAGGAAACCGAAATCTCCCCCTCACAGGATGATGGCTTCTCATTTCTCACTGAGACCGACACCGCGCCCGCCGCCGCACCGCAAGCCGAACCCTTCTCAGGCAATCTTTTTACCCCTGGCGAAATGCCATTCAGCCTCGACCGCCCGCTGGATGACGACAGCTTAAAGCTGCAACGCGAAGCCGACGAAGCCAACCGCCAGCAAGCCGCCTACGAGGAAGCGCAGAAAAGCCAAACCAACATGGCCTTTGCCGATGCCGGTCCCCCCGCCAAATCCTCCCGAGGCGGCAAGTCGATGGCCGACGCCGGGCCGCCCGCCCCGCTCCTTCCCACCACCGCCACGCTCCCCAAGCCACCGCTCGAAACCTACAACGACGCTCAAGTCTTCGCCGACTTCCCCGATGCCGTTGGCGTGGTGCGTTCCACAAAAAGCAGCGGCTGGACGATGCCTCTGATCCTCGGCGGCACGGACAAGGTGCCCGTCATGGAAATGCCCGAGCTGGTAGAAATGGTGCGCTCCCTCACCGGCAACGACCCGAAGTTGAAACGAATGCCCAAAGCCCTCGGCACATTCAACCCCGGCTCCGGCATCATCACGCTCCGGCCTGACCTTTTCCAAAACGAAGCCAGTGCCATGATGACCTTCGCCCACGAGATCGGCCACCTGGTGAGCTGGATGGATGAGCGCAACATTAAGCTCGGCAACCTCGGCGGCCACATCATGAATGTGGCTAACTATCTCAAGACCACTTTTCCAATAACGCCCGGCGCAGGCCCGGCCCTTACCACTGCCGACCGCCGCAAGCTCCAAGCTCAAGCCAAGGCCGAGAATCCTTCCGATCCCGACGCCCGCACCACCCGCTACCGCGAGCTTGTGCAGCAAACCATGGACACTCGAAACCTTGGCGCTGTCTCCGAGAAGCAAGGCGGCTACTCGCCGAACATCCGCGAAGAACTCATCAACCTATCCGAATGGTGGAAGCCCTTCAGCTATGACGATGCCAAGGATAGCTATGTGGACTACCGACACAGCGCCGAAGAACTCTACGCCGACGCCATCAGCGTGCTCTTCAACTCCCCGGCGGACCTCCAAGCCCGCGCCCCCGTATTTTACAAAGCCTTCTGGAACTACGCCGACGCCCGCCCGCAGGTGAAGGCCAGCATCTTCGAGATTCAAAACCGCATCCTCATGGGCCGCGATGCTGTGCTGGACAAGCGCCTCGCCCGCGACCTGGAATCCTTCAAGGCAGGAGCCGAGGTTTTCGTTGGCAAGCAGGCCGCCGCTGCCGAGCGCCGCGCCAGCCTCACCGGCTGGTGGGAAAACCTCAAAGACCAATACTGGAACCGCTACCAACCGCTCATCGAGTCCGCCGCCAAGGCCCGCGCCGCTGGCACCATCACCAAGGCGTCGGAGGACGGCATCCGCTGGCTCACCGAGGAGCACCCGCTGGCCGACAGCAAGCTCCAGCTCAAGCTCGCCGACATTGGCCGTCTCTACCAAAGCCTCGATGCGGCAGGCGTGCCGCGTGATTATTTCGGCGTCTGGCTCAAGCATCACCGCATCGCCAACGAACGCTACGAAGTCACTGAGAAGATCAAAGGAATGGATCTCACGGTGGAGAAAGGCCGCGCCGTAATGGCCAACCCTGGCGGCGAGACCGCCCGCACCTCCGCCGAAATGCTCGCCTCGCTCCAGCAGCGCCTCGGCCCTGATAAAACCGCCGCCCTCGAATCCGCCGTCGCGGGATTCCGCGATGTTGTTTTCACCATCATGGAGGATGCGAACGACGCCGGGCTTTTCTCTGCCGACCTCTGGGAAATCATCAGCGCCAACCGCGACAACTACGCCGCCTTCACCCCGCTGGAATATGTGCAGGAGTATCTACCCTCGGCCATCCGCAAGCAGGTGGGAACCTTCAAGGAAATCGCCGACCCGCTCCAGCAAACGGTGCTTAAATCCATCAGCATCCACCGCGCCGCGCAGAATAACCGATTCAAACGCGCCGCCGTGGAGGCGATCCGCCAGACCGCGCCAGAGCTGGTGAAGCCCGCGCCCATGAAATACAACGGCAAAGCCATGGTGCCGCAGGAGTCACAAGAAACTGGCTTTACCCTGGTGCAATGGAAGGACGATGGCCAACTCACCGGCGTTCACCTCCCCGACCGCTACGCCCGCATGTGGGAGGATCAATCCCCCGCCGAGCGCGACGCCATTCTTAAGCTCCTCTCGACGGGATTCCAACGCCTCGTCTATGGCGCGATCATCCGCTACAACCCGGCCTTCCAGCTTTTCATGTCGCCCGCCCGCGACCTTCAACGATCCATCACCAACATGCCTGGCGGCATCCAAGGCCGCGCCCGTTTCCTCCAGCGCCTCCTCGATCCCGAAACCTGGGGAGCCTCCGTGGAATGGGCGAGGGGAGACATCGGCAAGACCGAACTCCTCCGCGAGATGATTGAGAACGCCGCCACAGGCGGACCGCACAGCGCCTTCGGTGGCCGCATGGGGAGCGACGACGACAGCCTCGACGCCATCCTCCGCAAGTATCACCTGCAAGATCAGCAATCCCGAAATGGTTTTGTCCGAGCTCTCATGGCCCCGCTCAAAGGCATCGAGTTTGCCGGGCAAGTCCTGCAACTCCTACCCAAAGCCGCCGCCTACAAAGTCCTGGTCAAAGATACCGGCATCCCCGCGCCGCAAGCAGCCAACACCATCCGCAACCACATCGGCATCCCGAACTACTACAAGAAAGGCCGCCACGCCCAAGCCGCTGGTGCGCTGGTGCCGTTTCTCAACATCTTCCTCCGCTCCTACGATTCCCTGCAACGCAACCTCCGAGGAGCCGAGCGCAACATGGGGGGCAAGGAATGGTGGCTGGCCTGGGCGCTCACCGGCGGCGGCCTTATCGCTGTCCTGCAAACCCTCGCCAAAGAAGGACTCTTCGGCAAAGACCTCGAAAAGCTCTACTCCCGCGTGCCTGCTTGGGACATGACGAACTTTGCCGTGCTGCCCCTCGGCGAAGTCCCCACCGGCGAGACCGGCGGCAAGACCGTCTATGCCCGCCTTCCACAAGATGAAGGGCTGCGCGTCATCAACGGCGTCGTGAGTAAAATGCTCACCTCGGCCATCCGCTCCGCCAAAGGCGATCCCTCCGCGCCGCAACTCGGCGAGGTTTTCGCAGGCATCAGCTCCCAAGTCCCCGGCACCAACACCATCCTCGAACTCGGCCAGAACTGGACAACCTTCCTGGCAGGCCGCAATCCGCGTGATGATTTCCGCAACCGCTACATCCTCTCCGACGACCAATGGCTCGCCGGGGGATGGGATGCCACCAAGCCCATGCTCGGCTGGACGCTGGAGCAAACCGGCATCACCAACTTTTTCACCTACGATCCCAAGGCCGACACGCTCACCGAAACAACCCTCAGCGCCGCGCCTATTCTGAATCGGTTCATCAAAATCAGCGACCGAGGCGTTTATCAAAGCGAAGCCAAAGCCGACGAAGCCGACAAGCGCGACATGGCCAAGGTCCGACTCTCGCTCCCCGACCAGGTGAACGGCCTCCGCACCGAATACAACTACCTCAAAAACCGAGGCGAGAACCGCAGCGACCGCGAAACTTTGCGCTACTACGAACTCGGCCAATGGTATCGCACCTACCGGCAAGCCATGGACGAGGTGGAAACCAACATGGAGTTTGGCAACCGCGCCGCCGCGCAATCCGCCATCCGTGGCCTAGTCCAACACAGCAAACTCTACAAAGCCCGCTAAAGCGGCTTCGGCCTTTCCAGCAGGGCGTGGTAGTGCTTCTCGACGACATCCATCGAGTCGCGCAGCAGCTTGGCCGCAACCTCCAGGCCGTCCCGCTGAGCGATGCGGCTGCCGTATTCCTTTCGCAGATTATAGGCTCCCTTCGCGCCGTCGGGGATGAAGCGCCGCACAAAATCATTGATGCCGTCGTGGGTCAGGTCGTCGGCCTCGGTCTTGTGAGCGCGGGGAATCACATACTCGCCCTCGCCAAGCGTGGCCTGGATCAACCGCATCAGGCGGAGATTCGCAGGCACTCGGCCATACTTTCCATTTTTGCTGTGAAAGTCGGGGCGCTTGATGAGAACCAAATCCACGCCGCGCTTGTTGGGAAGCCAATCCACCCAATCCCACCGCAGCTTGGCCACCTCGGAGTTTCGCAACCCCGCCCGCCGCATGAGCCAGTAAATCGCCCACACTCGGGGATTTTCCCGACGCAGAGGAATCCTCGCCGCCGCATCCATCCGCCGCAGGATGTCGCGGGGAATGGGCTCATAGCTTTGATCCTGGGCTTTTCCGCCAGAGACTTTCCAGAACTCCGTCAAATCCGGCAGCGTCAAATCCGCGAAGAGGTGCATCCGCCGCTGGGCCACCACTTGCTTGACCGTCTGCACACTCGACCGCACGCCCGCCTCGGTGCAGCCCGCAGCCAGCCGCACCGTGATCCAATTCCTCAAGACCGGAGCCGTGAGAACCGAATGAGAGGACACGCCGCGCCAATCCGCCTTGCCGCTGGCCTCGGCAACATACTTGGCAAACCCGCTCGCAGCCTTCACCGCCGATCCGCCAGGGCCGTGGAGCTTGAACCGGTCCACGATCTCCCCAGCCGTGGCATAGCCTGGACGCCTCACCACGGCAGAAAGTTTGTGCTGATCCTTGCTGGCCATCGCCGCGTGGAGCTGCTTGGCCTTCGCTATCGCCGCCATCTCGCCCGCCGCCGTGTGTTGGTGAACGCCCGTCGAATAAGCGGGCCGCTTGCCATTAAGTTGGACGCGATAATACCAGGTATTTTTCGCCTTCCTCCATTCAACTGAAATCTCGCCGTGTTTTCTCATAGGATGGGTCGCCACTTGGGTCGCCACTTTGGTAGCCACTTTGAACAGCAAAACATCAAAAATCCAGAAACAATAGAAAAGCCTCTAAGCCATATTTGCCCCACAACATCTGATTTTTGCCTAGGGAAAAGGGCGGAAGGTCGCCACTTTGAGGGGGTGAGGGGAATGCAGCCGGAAAGACTCGAACTTTCAACCTTCTGATCCGTAGTCTCGGAATGGGGTATTGGTAATGAATTGATTAGTGATAAGGTCGCCACTTTGGTAGCCACTTTACATTTTAATTCGGCGGCGTTCTTCTTCGGTGGGTTGGGTGGGGCGTCCGGTGGCTTGGTTGAGTTGCTGGCGGATCCAGGCGCTTAATTTTTCGGGGTGGGAGGCTCTTATCCAGGCGGATTTTTCCTCGGGCCAACAGAAGAATTGGATTTTGGCGGTCATGTTTTCGGCGTCGGGGTCGCGGGCGGCGTTGCGTTTGCCGGTGTTGCCGTGGAGTTGGTCGTTCATTGTGTGGTTGGATATTTTGTTAGGATTGTCTCGGCGTTTTTGATGGCCATGACAAGGAACTCGATGTTGATTTTTGTGGCAATGGGGTTCTCGATCTCTTGGGTGAGGCGCTTGGCGCAGTCGGTGAGCAGCGCGAGGGTGTTGTAAAGTTTGAGGGTTTCCATGGTGTCGGTGCCGGAAGCCGTCCGGCGCGGGTTCAATTTTTATGGGGGTGGGTTGGTTTGCTTTTAATTTTCGCGGCCATCCGCCTTGTTTTATTCCGGCTCGGGGGTAGTTACCGGCTGGCCGCCCACCAGGGCGGGGAGGATTTCGGCGTCGTCCTGGGCGAGCTGGGCCTCGGTGGTGTGGCCGGGCTCGATGTCGAGACGTGCAAGCGCCGCCTCCATCGAGGAGGCGGCGCGGGTGAGTTGCTCGGGTGTCATTCGATTATTAGCGGTTCGGATTTATCAATTATCAGATGAGTTTTTGCCCATTCGGGGTTGATTCCGCCTTTTTCAATGAGCTGGCGTTTAAGCTCCGTTTCAAATGCAGACTTGACGGCCTCTACTGCGTAACGCTGAAACGGATGTTGCCTCCGACCGTTGTGCCTCGGTTGTGTTTGCCTGCGGGCGTGTAGCCAATAAATGCGTTGTATTCGCCGAGTGTTTGATCCGGGCGCCAGGATTCTAATTTGCAGGTCCGGCAATAACCGGTTTTGCCGTATTTTTTGCGGGCCATGCGACCGGCAAAAATTTCAGCGGCCTCGCTCATGTTTTCTGCCGTCACTGCCTGGCAGCCTGATGTTGTGTATTTTTTCATTTTGCTTTGGGTTGGTTTGGTTGTTTTTTTGGTTTGGTTACTCAAATGCCTGGTCTTGGCACTCGTTGTAGAAGTCTCCGGATTCGCGCATGAGGCGGGAGAGGAGGGCCGTGGGCTCGCGTCCGGCTTTGAGTTCTTCGGCGATGATTTCGGCCTCGGGGTCCCAAAAGTGCGGGGTGCCGACGCCTTGGACGAATTCGATGATAAATCGGGGCCAGTGGTTATGTATGACGAATTCGCGGTCGGCTCCGTCGTCGGCTATAAGGAATTTTGGTAGGTTCATGATTTTTTTGGGAGTTTTTGGATTTCGGTTTGGAGGGTGCTGCCTTTTTTTATGGCGTTCAGGATTTTGAAAGTGCGGGTGTTTGATAGGTCGCAACCTTTGGCGATGAGGTGCCTGGTTAAATTGGCGGTGGTGTCGCGGGGCCAGATTTTGCTCGGGCGCAGATTGTAGGCAACGAAATTTTGAACTATGGGGGCGAGGACCTGCTCGCGGCCTTTGGCGGTGAGGTCGGAGGACAGGCCGACGAGCTCGGTGAGGTCGATGAAATCAGCCTCGCGGACAAATTCGTAAACATCGTAGTAGTCGGTTATCGTGCCGAATTTGCCGACATGGTGCCACTCGGTGGAGCGGACCCACTTTTTCAAAGCGGCGGCGGATTTGAATCCCCACGATTTGGCGGCGCGGGTGGCGGGCATGCGGCCATCGAGTTCGGCGATTTGCGCCCGGCGGGAGCGGCTGGCGGTGCGTCCGCCGGAGATGGATGAGTAGGTGATCATTTTCTTCTGTGCCGGATACCGACCGGCGCGGTTTGTTTGGTTCGAGGTGCCGCCTCGGCGGGCGGGCCGTTTGTGGCCTGCGGAAATAAACCTACGGAGAATTAAAATGGGCGCAAGGTTTTTTTATTTTTTGCTGAAACTTTTTTTTGAGATTTTTGTTGACAGGCGCGGAGGCCGATGGAATGGGGCTCTGCGGGTCAGCGGGTTTTTTTCTGCGTGAGTGTGCGGGCGTCGGCTCGGAGGGAATCGAGTAGGGGATTGGCTGCGCCAGGGCACACGATGGCGATGTGCTGGGGTGGCATTTCGGCGGGCTGGAAAAGCTCAAAGGCGCGGGCTCCGTTGGGCCATCGAGCGCGGAAATAGTGGGTGAGGGCTCCGGTCTCGGGCCATCGGGGACGGCCTGCGAAAGTGGTGTCGGGGCGGATTTTTAAAGTGACGGGGGCCGCGCCTAGAACATTCCCGTTCCAATCGACAATTCCGCCTGCGGGGCTGGTCTCGATGAGGATTTCCATGGGGGCATGGGCGGCGATGGCGCGGGGTGCGTAGGTCTCAGGCTCAGGGCTGGCGCAGGCCGCAAGAAGGAGGGCGAGCAGGGCGAGGAGTGGTTTCATTGTGGCTGGTGGCTGGTGGCTGGTGAGGTCGTGGATCTGGCCTATCCATCCAGGAGGGAGTTTTTCCCTGTAGCTGTTGAGGGCGTAGAAGCGAAATTCTCGGACGCTCTTAGGGTCTTTGCACCAGCACTTGGGTTCTTGCTCTGGGGCGAGGCTTTTCCCGTTTTTTGAAAGCTGGTTGTTTTTTGTTGTTTGAATACGGCGTGTTCTTTTGCGGCGTCGGTAAGGGCGGCGCGAGCCCAGCCGCCTTTGGTCATGCCGCTTTCAGCGGCGAGGCGTATGATTTCTTGAAATGTCGAATTATCGACCGAAGTGCTGATGAGAACGGAATCCTTGCCGGGTCCGTTGGTTTTTTTGGGCATGGAATCAACTTCAAAGATTTTCAAAGTTTTTCAATTTTTTTGTTTGACGCTTATAAGATTTCTTATAAGAAATTTTGCAACTGGGGTGAATGCCTCAGGCAAACAAAATGAAAACTATTCAAACCCAAGTCCCCGCAGAGGTCGATTTGATCATCACCGCCCTGGCCAAGCGCCAGATGGTGAGCCGGGCCGCCATCGTGCGGCAGTTGTTAGTCAAGGCGGTCGCTAAGTCCAAGGCACAGGAGGCGGCAATATGAGCCGCCTTTTTTTATGCCGGGCGGTGGACCCTTTCACCGGACCTTTTGGGGACTATGTGCGGGCGGTGAGCCCGGCAGCAGCTCGGGCGAGGTTTTTTGAAATTTTTGGGCTTATGCCTTTTTCCGTGGAGGTGGAGAAATGAGCGGGGCGGATTTTTTGAGGCTGGCCGGGTATGCCTGGGATTTTGCCTGGGCGATGGCTCCGGCGCTTTTTTTGGCGGGGTTGACCTGGAGGCTGGCGCGATGATTGAAAAGCATTATTCGCCGAAACAGCTAGTCGGCCTCTTGAGCCTGTCGCGGACTGCGATCCATGCCCTGCTCTATGATGGCACGCTGCCTCATGTCCGCCTGGGTGGGCGAATATTGGTGCCCGAGTCGTCTGTCCAGCGGGCTCTCGACGAGGGCCGTATGGGTGGCGTCGTGCATCATCGCCGGGGCCGTCGCCCGCTGGCCGCGTCTCTGTAAATGCCGCGTCCTTTTTTTGTGACCACTGAGGGAATCACCCCATTGCAAACCGTGGAGGCTGCCGCCGCCGCCGCGCCGTTTCTTTTTTCCGAGGAGGAAATCGGGGCTGAGAGATTAGAGGCAACTGGAGATTTCAGCGGGGAGCGGCTACTGACTCGGAGGCCGGAGGTTTATCGTGCCATCTGCCGGATGAGTGCCGAGGGATTGAGCATGTCGGCCATGGCTCGGGCGCTCGGGGTGAGCCGGAACACGGTGGCGGCTGTCCAGGAGCGTGAGGGAATTTCTATAGAGCAGCATAAAAAGGAGTTGCTGCGCAATGTGCGCACGGCTGCCCGGCTGTCGGTCGAGCGGGTCGTTGAGTTGGTGCCTGCGATCACCAACGCCAAGGATGCGGCGATTGTTGCGGCTGTCATGGTGGACAAACTCCAGCTCCTCAGCGGTGAGGCTACCGCCCGGGTCGAGCGGGTCGAGGTTAGCCAGGACAAGCTCGCCGAGATGCTGGCCTCGCTCCCGGTCCTCGAGGCCGAGGTGCTGCCGCTAACCGGTCCAAGCGACGCCGCGCCGGCACAAAAGGGCACCGATGCCCTGCCTGGCGTGATGCCTGCCGGGCTTGGCTCTGATTCGTTATCAGAAGTCTACAGCTACGCAGAGGGGCCTCAGGTCGCCACTTTGGTTGCCACTTTGCCCGCCGCCGCCGGTGCCGAGCCGGTCGAGGCCGTGGCCGGGCTGGTCGATCAGGAGGGGGGGGAGGGGGTCGAGAATTTCGAGGCCCCCCCATCACAACCCACTGGTTTGGGTCCACAGAAAATTTTTGACAAAGGGGTCTCGTCTGCCCCGCAGGACGCTTCGGATTCATCAACCCTACCATGAGCAATAAAAAACAAAAAAACGCCGCGCCGGAGCCTTCTCTGGCTCAGGACACGCCGACGCCTCCTGCGCCGGAATACATCAATGCCCGCCTCCTTGGGCATGAGCTAAACAAGCAGTTCCTCACTCTCTCCGTTCCCGATGGGTCGGGGGGCTTCACCCGCGCCCGGATGCGCGTTCCGCTCCGCCTATCCCATTGCTTCAAAAAAAACGCCGTCGTCCGTGTGCGTCGCACGAACGATCCACTTGTAGTCGAACCCTTTCCTTCGATTTTATGAAAAAAACACCCGTCACCCTCTACACCACCGCGCCGGAGTCGGTCGCTTTGTTCCGCAGATTTCTCGAAAAACAACCCCCCCGCGTCACCGCCACCGCCTTTCTCTCGGCCCTTCGCGCCCGCCGCCATAGGAGGTCCCTATGAAGTCCCGTCTTATCACAATAGATACGGAGACCGGCGGCCTCGATCCCGAGCGCCACGCCCTCCTGAGCGTCGCTGCCGTGGATAGCAAGGATGGCGAGGCGTTTGTCGGCCTGATTCGCCCCCATGCCGATTGGATCACCGAGCCCGAGGCATTGGCCAAGAACGGCTTCACCCTTGAGTTTCTGCAAAAAAACGGACGCCCCGAGCGTGATGTCCTCCAAGACCTCGCCCTCTGGCTGGCCCAGCGCCGGTTCAGCATCCTCGCCGGGTGCAATGTCGCCTTCGACCGCGATTTCCTCAAAGCCGCCTTCGCCCGTTACGGCATGACCTGGCCCATGCACAAGAGCATCGACCTCCAAGCCGCCGCCTGGCTCGCCTACGAAGCCGGTCGGCTCCCGCTCCCCGAGGGCAAGGACGGCCTGCCCCGCCTCAGCCTCGACCACATCGCCGCCACCATGGGCTTCTCCCGATCCAGCAGCGTGCACAACGCCCTCGAAGACGCCCTCATGACCACGGCCTGCCTCCGCCGCCTCATCGACCGCCTCCCCCCCCCGACCATCGTATGAAAAAAAACGGCCAAGAATTTCTCGAAGTCCTCGACGACCGCGACGCTCGGGCCGGTTGGAAGCTTACGGGCGGTGGCCGCGAAATCGACCGCGCCTGCGCCCGCTGGCTCGAAAAACACACCCCCCCCTCCAAAAAGAAAAAACGCCGCTTCGGCAACTACTAATTATGAACTGGATTAAAATGCGTAGCAATCTTTGGAACGACCCCCGCGTCACCAAAATTTGCGACATCACAAACAAGCCTGAGCGCGAAGTGATCGGCTGCCTGTATTGGCTCTGGGCCATGGCCGACGATCAAAGCGTTGATGGTCGGCTTGACGGCTTCTCTCTGGCAGCTATCGACCGCAAGACCGGATTCAAAGGCATCGGAGCCGCCTTGGTAAAGGTCGGCTGGCTTTTGGAAACCGAAGACGGCGTGGAGATTGCACGCTTTGACGAGCACAACGGAGCCTCCGCAAAACGCCGCGCCAGTGAGGCCAAGCGTATGCAATTTGTTCGCAAGCCCAAAGAAACCTGTTCGCAACCCATGCGAACGGAAAGCGAACACCATGCGCAGCTAGATAAGAATAGAATAGATATATCCCCTATAAGTCCCCAAGGGGACATGAATTTGGAAGTCGAAGAAGCTCCCAAGCCCGAGGAAACACACCCCCACCTCGCCCGGCTCCGCGCCCTCTTCCGCATCCAGCCCTCCACCCCGCTCGATACCTCCTCCCTCCGAGCTTGGGAGAAAAATAAAAAAAGCGCGGCGGCCCTCACCGAAGACGAGTGGCGCACCCTCGAATGGGCTTACCGCCAAAAAGAAGGCCCCGCCGCGCAGTTCCGCCGCAAGGATTTATCCACCCTTCTTAATAACCTCCTCGCCGAAGTCACCCGCTCCGGCGAGTGGGCCACCCGATCCGGCTACCACCCCAGCGCCGCCACCACCGCCCCCGTCGAACCCGCTGGCTGGCGCGACCTTATCGAGACCGAACACCCCGAATGCAACCTCACCACCTGGGCCGCTCTCCCCGACAGCATGAAAGCCTGGGTGCGAGAAAAACAACGCGAACTTTCCGCAGCCTAAACAAAACAAAAACAACATGATTAACTACATCGAAACCATCGAAGAAGCCACCGACGGCCCCCGCGTCGTCACCCGCCACTACCCCGATTGCATCAATGACTTCCTCACCTGGCAAGTCGGCATCTACACCTTGCGCCCCGTCGAAGAACCTATTTATGAGACCATTTACGACGAGAATGGCCAGCCCATCCTCACCGAGTCCGACGCCATCCAGCACCGCCTCATCGGCTACGAGACGAACCCCATTGTGTTTGTCAAAGTCTTCCACCTCCTCGGCTTCGGCGCAGATTTGAAAATCGCCACCGCCGCCGCCTCACCCAAGCTCGCCGCCCTCGCCGCCTGATGAAAAGCTCCCTACCCGAAAACCTCCTCGCCGAGCGGGCCGTCCTCGGAGCCGCCATCGCCGATGGCCGCCACGCCGATGCCGTCCTCGAAGTCGTGAGCCCCGACCAGCTCACGCACCCCGCCCACCGCCTCATCCTCTCCTGCCTCGCCACCATGCGCCAGGAGGCCCGGCCCGTCGATCTCATCCTCGTCACCACCGAGTTGGAAAAACTCGGCCAGCTCGAAGAGTGCGGCGGCCACCACGGCCTCACCGATCTCGTCCAAGACCTCGCCGTCACGGCCAACTGGCGCTACTACGCCGTCGAAGTCCTCGACATCTGGCGACGCCGCGCCATGCGCTCCGCCGCCCTCGCCATGGCTGAAGCCGCCAACGACCCCGGCCTCACCACCGACGACGCCATGGAACGCTGCGAAGTCGCCCTCTACGGCCTCCGCGAGCAATCCACCAGGGAAAACCCCGTGTCCCATTGCAAAACCGCCGTCCTCGCCGCCGTCGATCACATCGAGAAAGTCTATGCGAACCGAGGCCAATGCGTCGGCCTCTCCACCGGCATTCACGATCTCGACCGCTCCACCGGCGGATTCCTCGGCGGCCAGATGATCGTTATCGCCGCCCGCCCCGCCTGCGGCAAATCCGCGCTCGGGATGCAATTCGCCCTCCACGCCGCCATGAAAGCCGCCGTGCCCACCCTCGTTTTCTCCGTCGAAATGCCCAGCACCGAACTCATGGTCCGCGCCCTCTGTTCCGAGGCCGGGGTCGATCTCCAGCGCATCCGCGACGGATTCCTTGGCACCGCCCAGCTCTCCGGCGTCGGAGCCGCCGCCGCCCGCGTCGCCCAAGCCAAGCTCTACCTCGACGACACCCCCGGCCTCACCGTCGCCCAATTCCGCTCCCGCGCCCGCCGCGCCAAGACCCAGCACGGCCTCGGCCTCATCGTCGTCGATTACCTGCAATTCATGCACGGATCGTCCAAAAGGGCAGGGGAGAGCCGCGCCCTCGAAGTCAGCGAGATCAGCAAAGCCATCAAGACCACCGCCAAAGAGTTAAACATCCCCATCATCGCCCTCGCCCAGCTCAACCGCGACGCCGACGAAGGCTCCAAGCCCAAGCTCTCGAACCTCCGCGAGTCCGGCAGCATCGAGCAAGACGCCGACACCGTTTTGTTGATTCACCGCCTAGACAAAAACAAAAAACGCGACGCCGACGAAGAGCCCATGGATCACAACACCTTGCTCATCTTAGCAAAACAAAGAAACGGCCCCACCCCCGAGATCAAACTCAACTTCATCGGCCAGCACACCGTCTTCCGCAATGTCACCGAAAAGGCTTACAGCAACAACCAGAACGAAAGGCAGAAATGAAAACCATTAACTGCGATTTAGTATTATATCCGAAGTTTCAAGATGGGTGGGTTGTGTTTGATCGTTGGTTTTACAGAAATGGAAAGGCAATTCATAAAATCATTTATGATGTAAATGCGAAAAAGCCATGTCGCAAATTTCCATCATTTAATTTTCAGCACGCATTGGACTACATTTTAAGCGCAGATAAAAAAGAATTTAGAAATAAAAACGATTTCTTTGACAGTGAAATTTCTGGAAGTGAATATAATAAAAGAATCACTCATTTAGCAAATCATAGCGAAAGCGTGTATTGTGTTCACAATGTAAAATTTTCTCAAAAAATATTTATTTGCCCTATTAGCGGGGTTGTTTGGAAAAATGAAGGATTTGGTAAACCTTGGCCTTTTTTTCGGCAGTATCATGTCCGAAGGCCATGGTATTTTAAGACATACAAAGATTTCTATAATAATGAAAATTTATTTGCGCCTAAAGGTATAATAGAAGCTCTTGAGCGTAATGTCTATCTTGTAAGCGGAACTCCCCTAGGTGTTAAATTGTGGGACTACGAATGTGTTTCTTTTGATAAAACAACTCTTAGCCCAACTTGGGAAAAAGTTGCTTCTTCCACTGCGAAGTATGGCTATTTATCTGGATTATACGAAATTGGATGGGGAAAATATACCGGATATAGAAAGAAAAATTACTCCGGCAACCCGAGAGAATTTGTATGGCGGCTATTTGATAACGATTATCCATTAGAAGTTTATCAAGAAGACATCATAAAATCCGCCGCGAGACACATTAAGAAAATCTCGCGCATCGCGCCTCTTAGTGAAGCCACTAAGACCTTTTTCAAAAATTTAGGTGCCCTTGCGCACCTTCAAAAAGCAGCACAATACGCAACACAACCATGACAAAAACCATACAAAAACCACTAATCACCGAGTTTGTTTCCCTGATTACTCAGGGGATCGAATGCTGGAACAAGGCCGGAGAGTTGGTCGTTCAACTTCTCGATGAACACCAAATGACGATTTCGGAAATCGCGGAAACCTCCGAGTTTTTAACCGAAGATATCGTGACGCGCTTTGAGCAACTTGGGCGCAAGCAGCTTATTCCGAGGTTGCTTGTGGCAGACTACCCCGCCGCTCGCCACCTGGTGCGCTTGCCATACAGCGAGCAAAAGCGGGCCGTCGAGGCTTCTGTCGAGCTTTTGGTTTTGGAGGGCAAAGAGCATTCCTTGCTAAAAGTCGCCGTTGAAAACCTCACGCCCGCGCAATGCAGGCAAGTTTTTGATGGAGACCAAATCCGATCCATCGGAGCGCAAAGGGCCTGGCTGGAAGACAAGCGAAGCGCACAAGAAATCCGCGAGGTTTTGGATACGCCCACGCCGATTTACCAAGTGCGAGGAAAGCGCGTCGTCATCAAGCGCCCCTGCGAACTCACCGCCGGGCAGTTAGCTCAAATCATTTCGGAGATTGAACGATGAGCCGCATCGACTCCATCATCACCTGGTCACCTGCCAAGCGCGGCCTGCCCGATAGCGACATCACCGTCCTTGTCCACCTCTCCGATGGCGAAGTCTGGACCGGCTTTCACGATGGCGAAGTCTGGCGATTCGTCTCCGGCGACCGCATCGAGTCCCAAGTCGTGCATTGGGCACCATTCCCCGAACCGCCCACCAAGCAGCCACAAAAGCAAATCGAACTGCCCAGTGATCATTCCAAATGGGCAACTTACATTCAACCCAGCGTCACCCAATGAAAAACACCATCGACCCCACCATCGCCTGCCCCGCCTGCCGCCGCGAGTGGCAGGACCACCCCGGCGTCGAGCATACCTGCCGACTCGCCACCGAGTTAGCCGCCAGCCTGCGCGACATCCTCACCTATGTCCGAGCCCCCGAATACTCCCGCGACATCACCGAGCAGGAAATCTTCTTCGACCTGGTGGAAAACGCCCGCCGCCTCGTCGTCAAAGCCGGGCATTTCCAAGACTATCCCCCCGAGCCCCATCCATGAAATTGACCACAACCGCAGGCCGGGGCAGGCCGGAGGTAGAGCAACCGAAGGTTGGCCCAAAGGGCGAGACTCGCGGGAGCGAGCGAGTCAAAGACACGGAGCAGGCTACGCCCGAGACGGATGACCAGCCAATCATCTACGCGATCAACGATAACGGCTACCAAGTGCCATGCGTGGATATTGAGTTTGCACGCAAACTGGAACGCGAACGCGACCAGGCGAGGGAGGAGTTAGAACATTGGAAAATTGAATATGACATAGTTGAAGCAAGGTTGCGTGGAATAAAACACGAGCGCGACAACGGAATAATTTCGGAAAACGAAGTCATACCAAAGCTAAAACGCGAGCGCAATCAGGCGAGGGACCAGGTGGAAGAACTCACAGCCGTCATCAAAGGGCTCCGCGCCATCATGCGACAGGATGCCACCAAATGACCTGCCCCATCTGCCAAGCCGAGACCGGCGTTGTCACTTGCCGAGCGGAGGGCCATCGAGTCCACCGCCTGCGCGAGTGCGCTGCCGGGCACCGCTTTTACACCTGCGAATTGCCCGCCGAAGGCCGGTATCCCTGGCCAAAAAAACCCGCCCCCAAACGCCCCAAGCCCAAACCCAAACAACAATCCACCCACTGGCTCGCCCGCATCGCCGCCTTCGTTTCCGCATGAACTCCCTCCGCGACTACCTCACCGCCCGCTGCTTCGATCCCGACCACGCCCTCAATCTCCTCCAAGACCACGGCATCATCTCCGACGAATGCGTCACCCCCGAAGATGTCGGCGACTCGGGAAAAGCCATCACCTGGTTAAGCCTGCGCGAAGATAAACTCAAATCCTCCTCTGTGCCCTCTGTGTCCTCTGTGGTCAAATGATCCCCCAAACCCCCAACCCCGTCATCCCCCCCATCGAAGTCGAAGGCCGCCGCGCCGATGGCAGCTTCGTCGTCCGCTACCGAGGCCAAAAGCTCGCCGCCACCGAGGCCCAACTTCTCGCCATCCACCGCGAGCGCGAGGAGCAGATCGCCCGCATGGTCGAAGACCCGTGGCGCTACGGTTGGCTGAATCCGGCCTGGCAGCGAGCCGACAGCGCCTACGACAGCCTCCGCGAGAAATTCCCCAAAGGCGTCACCGAACTCCTGATCCTCGGCGGCAACCGCTCCGGCAAGTCCCGCTACTTCGCCCGCCGCGCCATGCAGCACCTCGTCGAAAAGCCCGGAGCCAAAGTCTGGTGCCTCCAATCCACCGAAGCCGCCAGCATCCAAAACCAACAACCCTACTTGTGGGAGTATTTGCCGAAAGAGTGGAAACCCAGCGCCAGCGGCAAACTCAAAAAAGGTGCCGTCGCCAACATCACCTATTCGCAAAAAGGCGGCTTCACCGAAAACTCCTTCGTCCTGCCAAATGGCTCCCAATGCTGGTTCAAGTTCTACTCCATGGATGTCAGCTCCATCGAAGGCGCGGAGTTGAATTTCTGTTGGGCCGACGAACTTGTCACCCCCGATTGGCTCGAAGCCCTGCGCTTCCGCTTGCTCACCCGCGACGGCGAACTCGGCATCGGCTTCACGCCGGTCGAAGGCTACACAACGACGGTCAAAGAATACCTCGATGGCGCGAAGACCTTGGAGGAATGCCCCGCCCCGCTCCTTCCCCGCTACCGCGACGGCCACCTCCTCGGCGTCGAAAGCGTCCCCCGCATCCAGCAATGCACCAGGGAAAAAGCCCGCGTCGTTTATTTCCACACCGCCGACAACCCCTACGGCAACCCCGAGGCCATGGAGACCGAACTGCGCGGCAGCAACCGCGAGCGAATCTTGATGCGAGCCTACGGCGTCCCCACCAAAGCGCGAATGTCCATGTTCCCCAAGTTCCGCGAAAATGTTCATGTCGTCCCTCACGACAAAGTTCCCACAGCGGGAACCGTCTTCCACTTCGTCGATCCCGGCGAAGGGAAAACTTGGGCCATGTTGTGGATTCGATTCACCCCCGATGGCCGGTGCTGGATTTACCGCGAGTTTCCCGACCAGCTCGATTACATCGAAGGCGTCGGCTACCCCGGCCCGTGGGCCGAAGCCGATGGCAAACTGCAAGACGGACGCCCCGGCCCCGCGCAAAAAGCCTGCGCCGGGTTTGGATTCGAGGACTACAAGCGCCTCATCGAAGCCGCCGAGAAAGCCGACTCCGCCGAGCCCGCCGAGCGTTGGATGGATTCCCGCTACGGCAACACCCCCACCATGACGCATGAAGGTGTGCGAACTTTGATCGAGCAATGCAGCGAGCGCATCGGCCTCGACTTCCGCGCCACCAGCGGCCAAGCCATCGTCGAAGGCGTCACCCTCATCAACGATTGGCTCGCCTACAACGACGAAGCCCCCGTCGATGCCCTCAACTCCCCCCGCCTCTACATCTCCGAGCGTTGCCAAAACCTCATCTACGCCCTCAAGACCTGGACCGGCAGCGACGGCAAACGCGGTGCAACAAAAGATTGGATTGATATTTGTCGCTATATTGCGCTCTCCGGCGTCGAATACGAAGACCCCGCCTCCCTCCGCACCCGAGGAGGCGGCTGCTATTAAAAACACATCAGAACCACAAACCCCCACACAGCCCCATTCCAAGCCATTCTCCAGACACATCACATTTTCTCCGTGTCCTCTGTGTCCTCTGTGGTCAATCCCTCCCTTGACACGCTCACCTTATAATCAAAACAGCATGAAACTACTCCGCCGCCGCGATGTCATGGCCCGATTGGGCGTCACTGCAAAGCAAATCACCAAACTCATCGACTCGGGCATTCTACGCCCGATTCGCCGACAAGGAGCCCGCGCCTGGTATCGCGCCGCCGATTTAGAAAAACTCGCATGAGCACCAAGCGCACCGACAACCACGGCAGCCTGAGCCGCAACAAGAAAAAGGAAAAGGAAACGCACCCCACGCACAAGGGCTCCTGCACCATCGAAGGCCGCGAGTATTGGATCAGCGCGTATGTGAACGAAAGCCGCGACAGCGGAGAAAAGTATTTCAAGCTCTACTTCGAGCAGAAGAAACCCCGCGAGGATTCCACCGCCGAGCCGCATTGCGCCTCGATCTCCGAGTCTCCAGACATTCCCTTTTGATGAGCGCCGAAGACTTGCAAGCCGCATGGTGCGTGCCGCCCGAGGAACTCTGGTTCCGCAGCGTCATCGCAAAAATAACCGACGCCATCGAGGACGCCGCCGAGATCACCTGCATGCCACAGACCGCGCAGAACCCCGGCCTGCTCGCCCACAGCGCCGGTGGCCTCGAAGCCCTCCGCACCCTCCGCGAAGAAATCGAGCGCACCCGCGCTGAGGCATTCGAGTCAAAGAAATAATTTCCTCTCCTCCGTGCTCTCTGTGCCTTTGACTCGCTCGCTCCCGCGAGTCTCGCCCCTTCGGGGCTAACCTTTGGTTAGTCTTCCTCACGCCTGCCCCGGCGTTCGGTTGTGGTCAAATCTTTTTAGCCCCCGTTAGCACCCATTAGCTCCCGTTAGCGCCCATTACGCCAGCACCCCCTTCCGCTCCCCGCATTTCACAGGCATTTCCTTTCTCAAGCGAGGGCTGAACTGCTCGCCGCGACTCCGTGGAAACCGTGCGGAGCCGCATAAAACCTCAGTTCTGACACCGCGACTTGGACGCACCACAAACCATGGACCAGACAGAATCAGCATTCAGCATCGGCGAAGTCATCGACCAGTTGGGCATCACACTCCCGACCGCAGATGAGACTACTCCGGCGGCCCCCGAGGCCGACCAGGAAGCAATCGCGGATGAGAGCCCTGACAATACAACCGAAGAAACCGAGACCGAAGATTCCCCCGAAGATCCGTCTGATTCGTCCGATCCTTCCGACGAAGCCGACGACGAGCCCGAGGAAACCGACGACGCCACCGACGACGAAGACCCCGACGAGGAGCCTGTAGAGGCCGAGCCCGCCGCCGTTCGGAAACTCACCAAGCGTGTGGACAAGCTCACCGCCCGCGCCAAAAGCGCCGAGGAGCAAGCCAACACCCTCCAAGCCGAACTCGCCGCCGCCCGGGATGCGCTGACCAAAGCCCAGCCCATCGTGCTACAAGACGCTGCCGACCCGCTCGGCGATGTCACCACCGCCGAAATCCTCGAAAGCCGCCTCGCCGCCGCCAACACCGTCCTCGACAATGTGCCCGACCTCATTGCCAAGGCCGATATGGAAGGCGAAGTGGAAGTGCCCATGGGAGACGGCAGCACCCGCAAGTTCACGAAGCAAGAGCTTCAAGACCGCCTGCGAGTCGCCCGCCAAATCCTCAAGTCCGAGCCCGCCCGCCGGAACTACCTCGCCCAGCGCGAAACCTTCCAGCAAGAAGCCCGGCAAGTTTATCCCGAGCTTTTCCAGGAAGACGCCCCGGCCCGCAAGATGATGCTCACCACGCTGAAAGCCTACCCCGGCATCGCCAAGCTCCCGAATCTCGAACTCATCATCGGCGACGCCATTCGCGGCCAAGCCCTCCGCTTCCAGCAAGCCGAGGCCATGGCCAAAAAATCCGCAGCGACCAAGCCAAAAGCTCCCGCCGCTCCCGCGAAAACCGCCGTCGCTCCCAAGGTTGTCAGCCCCTCAGCCGCCCCCAAAACCAAATCCAAAGCCGACCCGCTCGAAATGTTGAAGAAGTCAGGAAACCGTGATGCCGCCGAGAATTTCGTCGCCTCACTTTTCAACTAAACCCAACCCAAAACTTAAAACCCCCCAAACACTATCATGGCAGCAACCCCCATCACTACAGTCAAAGGCCAACGCGAGGATCTTTCCGACGCAATGGTCCTTATCGAACCCGGCGATACGCCCCTCTTCTCGCTTTGCAAAAAGTCGAAAGAGCCCGCGAATGTCCTTTTTTCCTGGCCCGCCGACCGCTACAACGACCCGCAAACCGCTGGCGTCCTTGCCAACGATGATGTCTCCAGCTTCGACGACCAGCACGCCAACCGCGTCCTCCTCAGTGGCCGCATCCAAAAAGTGCGCCGTTCGTTCCAAGTGGACGACCTCGTTGAAAATGTCGCCGACCTCGCAGGAGTTGGTAAAAAGCAGGCTTTCAACAAGTCCGCAGCCAAAGCCCTCGTCGAACTGAAAATCGACATCGAGTCCATCATGGGCTCCGACAACGACAGCCAAGTTCAATCCGGCGCAGCCCCCTACAAAACCCGTGGCATCGGTGAATGGATCAAAGCCACCGCGCAGGCCGACACAGCCACAGCAGTAGATGCTAACTTCCGCACACCCGCCGCGTCGATCAACACCACCGCGACCGCTTCTCTCACCGAGAGCAATGTCATTGATGTGTTGGAGTCGATGTTCAAGGTCCGCCGCGCTCGTCGCAACTACGACCTCGTTTGCGGCACCAGCCTCAAGCGTGCGTTCACGAACTTCATCCGCACCCAAGCGGGCAGCACGAATGTCATGTCCTCCGTGCGCACCTTCAACGCCAATGTTTCCGACAAGAAGATCGTGAACACCATCGACATCTACGAAGGCGACTTCGGCATCCTGTCGCTGCATGTGTCCACCTACCTCGCTCATGGCGCGGCAGCCGCCGTCTCGGCAGCCCGTGGCTATGTGCTCGACATGGACCTCGTTTCCATTGGCTTCAATCGCAAACCAAGAATGGAAGAGCTTGAAGACCGTGGTGGTGGACGCCGTGGCTTCTGCGACGCCATCTTTGGCGTAGCGGTCAGCAACCCGCAGGTTCTCGGCAAATTTGCCGCAACGACCTAATTCCGCCCCCCAGCCCTTGCCGGTGGCCCCTCGTCTCGGGACAGGCCACCGGCAACCGGGCTCCCCTTTTTGACAATGGAAATCCTCAAAGAAGCCCTCAGCGACCTTCCCGGCGATCTCGCCGAAGGAGCGAAATCGGAGCTCTTCGAGCAGTGGAACTCCCGCGCCGTGCAGGCCGACGCCCGCCAGCACGCCATCGCCGCCGACCACGCCAAGCAAGACCTCCGCTCCATCGAGGGCGTGGGCGCTTTGACCCTCTCCGTTGATCCCCAAATTTATCACTTCTGGAATTGGAAAGTCCCCGGCTGCTGGCGCGACTCCGATTTCATTGCGTGGTTCAAACGCAACTTCCCCCAATGCGTCGTCAAATGCGGCGGCACCGGGAAATTCGCCATCCTCATGCCCGGCCTACGAACAGCATGACTGAATCCGACGAGCCAGACCGCGACACGAAATACTGGATCGGCCAGCTCACCGAAGCCGCCACCGATGGCGGCTGGTTCTCCTCCGTCCGCTCCCGCAACTACGACACCCGCATGGCGCTGTGGGATGGCCAATCTTCCGACGGCAAAAAGTGGCCTGAGAATTACGGCAAAAATGTTTTCCCCTGGTCCGGTTCGAGTGATTGCCGCATCCGCCTCGCCGATCTCGTCTGCAACCGCGAGGCCCAGCTTTGCCTCACCGCCACCTTTGCCGCCCGCTTGCAAATGATGCCGGTCGAATCCTCCGACGCCCTCTCCCGCACCGCCGCCGAGGCCGTGCTGAAGTGGATGCTCTTCACCCACTGCGCCTCCGACCTCCGCCGCGAACTCGAACTCGCCCTCAACATCCGCGCCACCTACGGCCTCGCCATCATGGGCGTGTTTTGGAAAACGACGACACGCATTGAGCAGAAAAGCGTCAGCCTCGAAGAACTCATCGTCATGGCCCAAGAGCAAGGCGACCCCGCCTCGCCGCTCGCCATGCTCATCGGCGCGATCCTCGATCCCCTCCAAGAAGAGATCGCCATCGAGCTCGCCGAGCAATTCGCCCCCGGCACCGGCACCGCCGCCAATGTCCGCAAGCTCCGCGAAGGCGGCACCGTCGAATACACCGAGCCCTACATTTTCGAGAGCAAGCCCGAGTGGACCGCCCTCGAACCTTTCAACGACATTATTTTCCCCACCGCCACCTACGACCTCCAACGCGCCCCCTGGATCGCCCGCCGCGAGATGGTGACTTGCGAGGAGTTGGAAGAGCGCACCGTCACCGAAGGCTACCCCTACGAATTTTACGAAAAGGCCGAGAACTACAAAGGCACCTCCCTCTGGCCCATCTACGCCCACCAGAACACGAACCGCCGCGACAGCATCCTCTGGCAAGACCACCGCGACCTGGTGGAAATCTGGCATGTTTACAGCAAGGAGACCGACGAGAAGACCGGAGCCACGAAAATCATGTGCCGGGTCATGCACCCGAATGTGGACATCTTTGCCAAAGAAGAAATCTCCCCCTACTCGCACGGCGAATATCCTTTCATCGAACTCCCCCGCGAGCGCGTCACCCGCTGCCTCATCGAAGCCCGAGGCATCCCCGAGATCGTCAGCACCATGCAGGCGGAAATCAAAACCCAGCGCGACTATCGCACCGACCGCGCCGGAATCGCCATCCTGCCGCCCATGCGCGTGCCCGCCAACCGTGGCAAGCTCGACATCATCCTCGGCCCCGCCGTGCAAATCCCTGAGCGTCGTCCCAACGAAATCGGCTGGATGCAACCGCCGCCCTTCGACCAAGGCACCATCGAGATCGAACGCGCCGTGCGCCGCGATGTGAATGAATACTTCGGCATGGCAGGCGAGGGAGTCGATCCCAACTATGTCGCCCTCGTCCAGCAGCACACGGTGGACCGCTGGCTCCGCGACTTTAAGGGCATCATTACCCAGACCTACCAGCTCATGCAGCAATACATGCTGCCCGTCCAAATCCTCCGCGTCTCTGGAGGGCAGGCTCTCCCGTTCCAAGCCGACCGCGAAAGCATCCAAGGCAAGTTCGATTTGATCGTGGATTGGGACGCCCGCAACCTCGACGCCGAAGCCCTCGGCGCAAAGCTCGACTACATCAGCAAAGCCATCGTGCCGATGGATACCGCCGGAGTCATCGACCGCGCCGGGCTCATCAAATTCATCATGAGCGCCGTCGATCCAGTTCTTGCCGAAATGCTCGTCCGCGACCCCGGCCCCGCCGCCGCCATGGAAGCCAACGAAGAACAACTCGCCTTCACAAAAATCGCCGCAGGCACCGAGCCCGAACTTCCCGCCGAAGGCCAAAACCACCAGCTCCGCGCCCAAGTCCTCCAAGGCATCATCCAGGCCAACCCCGCCCTCCAGCAGCGCATCCAGCAGGACGAGATTTTCCGCAAAATGATCGAAGCCCGCATGAAGGGCTTCAACTTCCAGCTCCAGCAACAGCAAAACGCCCAGATAGGCCGCCAAGGCACCCTTCCCGCGTTGCAATCCCCCAACAACCCACCCCCCAATAACAACCCATGAGAACCGTCACCTTCCAATCCGTCCTAGACGGAGCCGCCGCCCGCATCGGGCTTGACCCCACACAGACCATCGCCGCCTCGACAGCTTCGGCGCTGACCGAATACATCAACACCCGCATCCGTTTTGCCTGGGAAGCCTACAAGTGGCCTGAACTGAGCACCGTGGAGCGCCGCCGTTTTCGGGAAGATTACAGCGCATCCGAAGTTTATCCCATCGGTTCTGAAATCTTTTTTGAAAACAACTACTGGCGCAAAGTCCTCACGACTGCTGCCGGTGTAGGCCCAGACACCTCATTCAGCTACACGCTGCATGACAAGAATAATACTTATGCTGATAATGCAATTGTCTTAAAAGACAAAACATATTACGAAGCCAAAAAAGCAGTCATTAAAAATATCGAGGTTACTAACACTGAGTATTGGGAGCCTTACAATCGGGCGCTAGGTGCCGAGGCTTGGCAAATAGCTACAGATCCCGATGACTCCACTTATCCAGTGTGGAGTGCAGCGACCGCATACAAACAAGGAGCCCAAGTCTTACACAACGGCAAATTCTACTTTGCAAGAAGCAACATGGATGCTGGCGTCGTCCCAGGCGGAACTGGCTCAAAAAATTTCTGGGTGCAGATCAAAGTTTACTCGGACTTCATTCGGTCCGTCAACTTCGAGCAGCAATTTACCCTCAACAGCTCATCCACGCCCGCCACAGCCATTGGCGAAGTCATCCATGTCTATGCTCAGGACCCTCGAATCGCACGCTACGCGGAGCGTGTGAATTTCTGGGTCACAGATGCTGGTATTATTTGCGGCTCGACGCAATTTACCAACCTCACTCCCGACGAGGTTTACATCGAATTCACGAAGCGTCCGAATATCTACAACACGAACTCCGGCGACGCCGACTTCCCCCGAGTGCTCAGTGAATATGTCAAATTTTCCGCAGCCGCCGACGCGCTGCGTGAGGACGGGCAATTCGACAAAGCTGCCTACATGGACGGCCTTGCCGCCGACGCGCTGCAAAAGGAACTTGACATCATTGAGCTGAAGCAAGGGCAGACTCGCTTGCAAAGCAATCGCCGCGACTTGTTCCCGAGCACGCCGATGCAACGCGCCTCGTCCAGTATAATCGCTGGTGCCTTAGACAAAGGCCCCCGTCAGCAGTAACGGATGAAAACAATCCGCCTCCAGCAACTCATAGACAGCATCGTGGCACGGGCGGGGATCGACCCCGCCTTGCCCGAAGCCGCCTCAAAAGTGCATGGCCGCCTCTCTAGCGGCCAAGCAACGCTGGTCGCCGATTACATCTCTTCGGCTCTTGATGACGCTTGGACATTCTTTGATTGGCCAGAAATCTACCTCGTCGAATCCCGCACGCCGCTCGGCGCGGGGTTCGTCGAAGGTGCTTACACCTACGAAGCGGACTATGTGGACACCATTTCCTACTTTGGCCGCGCTATCGAAGGCTCCGCGCAAGACCAGCCCCTTTGGCGTATCAAGCGAATCACGACCACCGAAAGCGGCGACCTTATCAATATTGACACCGCCAACGATGTCGCGTGGACCCAGCGCCTAGATGTCTCCTATTTCGAAGATAGTGAAAACGACCCCGCCTCCGAGATTCCCTACATTTACCTTGCCAGTGCCGGAGCTACGCCCATTGGCGAAATCACCGCCGTCTGGTCTTCCGACCCCTCCGGCCTCGCCAACAAGCTCCGCTACACCCTCACCGCAGACCGCATCCTCATCACGGATACCGCCTACTCCTCCGGTCCGGTCTTCGTCGAATTTGCCCTGCCGCAGCCGGAATTTGCGCTGTCAGACTACGACAGCAATCGCATTTATCAACCTGGCACGGTCGTTTATTTTGCCGAAAAAGGCGACTGCTACAAAGCCCTCATTGAATCCCAAGGCGAGCCGGCCGGTAGCTCGGCATGGCAAAAGCAATCCATCCCCGCGTTCCTAGCCGACTACATAAAAGAAAAAGTCATCGGCGAGCTTTTGCTTGCCGCCGACAAACCCGAACGCGCCGCTTACCAATTCAGCCGCGCAGAAGGCGTGTTGCTCCGCAAAATGGACGACGCATGGTTGCGCAAAGGCGAGGTCCGCCGCTACTCCGCCAGCTTCCAATAACACCCCTCTTGACACCCTCTCCCATAATTAAATTAACGACATGAGTAACCCCACCATTCAGATCGCCGCTCGCTCCTCCTCGGGAGTTGTGCAACCCGTCCAAGCCACTCCTGATGGGGCTCTGCGGACCACCACCGGATTTGCGCTTCCTCTCTACGACAAGTTTGAAATCTTCCGCGTCGGTGCTACGAACAACACTGACTACACGGAATACTCCTTTGCCGGAACCGCAGTCGCCCGCATCCGCATGACCTATTTCGGCGGCGTTCCCGCGACCGACAACGCCCAGCTTAAAACTTCCTTCATCCAATATCCTCCCTTCGCGTAACCATGTCGCAAATCGCATTCGATCCTCTTACCGGCAACATGGTCAGCACCACCGCCCAGGTGGCGCAGCTTGACTCCTCGGGCCAAATCTCCGGCACGATGATCCCTGACGACTTCGACGATGTGCAGCGTTTCCCGACTCTCGCCGATTTCCCCGCCGAAGGCGTCGTCGCCCGCATCTATTTTTCAGCCGACAACAATGTCCCACACCGTTGGGACACTGAAACCCTTTCCTACATCCCCATCGTCTCGGATTCCGACGGCGGTGAGTTTTAGGACTAACCCCGCAGAACAACCAAACACCCCCAAAACACCATGCCAAATACCCTTCGCATCAAACGCCGTCTCTCCGGTAACGCCGGAGCCCCGTCCAGCCTTGCCGTAGGCGAACTCGCCTATAACAAGGTTGACGATAAACTCTACATCGGACTCGACAGCGGCATCATCACCCTCGCGGGTGAAGGCCACTTCGCCACGAACGCCGACCTCTCCTCGGAAGTCAGCACGCTGAACTCCAGCATCAGCTCGGAAACATCCCGTGCGACCGCAGCAGAAGCCGCCCTCGGTTCACGCATTGATTCGGTGCTTTCGAACACCACACAAGGATCGCTTGATTCGTTGACGGAGGTCGTGAGCGCCTTCCAGGCCGCAGACTCCAGCCTCAATGGAGCCATCACCACCCTCGCCAACAGCGCCTCCAGCGCCCTCAGCTCGGCCGTGGCGACACTCGAAGCAGCCGATACCGCACTTGACGGCCGCCTCGACACCGCAGAGAGCGACATCAACGCCCTTGAGTCCCGCGCCGCTACCATCGAAGGTGCTGCCTCGACCCTCGCGGGCCGTGTCACCACCGCAGAGAGTGACATCGACGCCATCGAGTCCGCAGCGACAACTCTCTCTGGCCGTGTTTCCACAGCCGAGAGCGATATCAACGCCATCGAGTCAGCAGCCACAGCCCTTACTGGCCGTGTTTCTACTGCCGAAGGTGACATCAACTCCATCGAATCCGCCGCGACAGCCCTCACAGGCCGCGTCTCCAGCTTGGAGACCACCGCAGCAGGACTCGGCACGATGTCCACGCAGAATGCCAACAATGTCGCCATCACCGGCGGCAGCATCGACGGCATCAGCTTCGACGGCGGCAGCTTCTAGTAGCTCCTCCCTCCCCACAGCGGTGGCGCGGTTCATCCCGCGCCATCGCTCCACGGGGCCACTGCTTAAAACCTAATCCTTAAAACTTAAAACTTCCTCAATGGCCACGGTCATAAAACTCCTGCGAAGCACGGTCCCAGGTCGAGTCCCTACCGCCGCGCAAGTGGCGCAGGGCTCCCTCGCCATCAACCTCGCCGACCGCCGACTTTACAGCAAAGACCACACCAACGAAGTTTTCCGACTCGCCCGCCCCCGCGACCCCAGCGACTACCAGCTCCTCCACGCCGTGGACGGCGACCACCTCTACCTCGGCCGCCTCGCCTGGGACGACTACCCCGCATCCGGCCCAGCCGAGGACTCCACCGCCTGGACAATTTACCGAATCACCAGCAACTCCGCAGGCGATGTGCTCTCGGAGCAATCCGCCACCGGCGCGTGGTCGAACAAAACCAACCTCCAATTTTCCTAACCCCTAAAAACCACCACCATGCAAGCATCCACACCACTCCAAATCGACGGCAAAACCTACGACCGCTACTCGCTAAACCTCGCCATCACCGGCTTCTACAAGCCAGACGGCCAGCCAGACGCGAATGTCGCCATGTCACTCATCCCGACCCGAATCGAAAACGGAGTCGTTGAGCAAGCCGGTCTTGAGCACCGCAAAGCCGTCGTCCTCGGTTCGCTCTCCCAAGCCAGCGCCGAAGAGCAGCAAGCCATCGGGGCGATTCAATCCGCACTCCAAGCCTACCTCGTCGCGAAAGGACTCTAATCATGGCAACCTATTTTGCCCGTAAGGCAGGAAACATTAACGCCTCGGATGTCTGGGCCACCACGCCCAGCGGCACGGCAGCGGCGGTCACTTTTGCAAATGGCGATGTCCTCATGGCCAATTCCTTCGCCATCGCCGTCAATGTCTCGACTAACCTTGGCGCACTAGGCGAGGTGCGGAATGACACATTTGGCGGGGCAACGGCAGGAGGCGGATTCACTTTGTCGAATGGCGTGACGCTCACGGCAAATTGTTTTGCTGGATCTTTTGGAAATTCTGTTTGCGTGACCTTTTCCGGCACATCTGGCAACTCTGCTACAATTGTTGGTAATTGCATTGGCGGCAGCGGATCAAACGCATTTGCAGCCAATAACACCTCCAGCGGAACACTAAACATTGTTGGCAACTGCACCACTGGAACCTTCGCAAGTTGTGCAGTTAACAGTGCAGGCGGCACTTTAAACATAACGGGGAATTGCACTGGGGGAAGCACCAGCACTGGAACCATACATGCAGCAAATAACAGTTTTTCCGGTGCCCTAAACATTACAGGGAATTGCACTGGTGGCTCCGTCGCCACCAATTCATATGCAGCAAATAACAATTCTTTGGGTGTTTTAAACATAACGGGGAATTGCACTGGGGGAAGCGCCTCCCCCGGAGCATTTAACAACTCCACCGGCACGATGGTCATCAGCGGCGCGATCCAAGCCAGCGAATTTGTCGCAGGTGTCGGCGGCACAAATCGCCAGCAAGTCACCCTGTTTACCGGCCCATTCCTCATCTCGCCAACTTTGGGAGTGAACCCCATTGGTTGCACCGCATGGCGCTGGGCCTCCGCGCTTAACGACCAAACCTACCTTGAGGTGGCAACCCAGACCCTCCTGCAAAAGCGCAACCTCGTCACCCCCGACAACGCCACGAATTTCCCATCTGCCAGCGATGTCCGAAGCGGCACAGCCTACGGCATCGGAGGAGTCGTCAGCGGAACCTG